GATATCAAGCACGCCGATTTCGCTGTCCAGCACGTTGGAACCGACAACCGTGTTTCCCTTGATCGCCTCCACGGCGCAGATGCGGGCAGCAAACCGGATGAAGGACATGGAGGCTCCTAAATCTCTTTCAGGGCGACAGCGATAAGGTTGCTATGCCGGTCGCTGACGAAATCAACCGACCACGCCGGTTCGCCAGCCCGATCCATCGCACGCACCCGGTCACCGGATTGAAGCGCCGGGCCTTCGTATGTCGAGCGGTCAATGAACAGAACGGCATCCGCCGCAGCGAACCGAACGCGATGAGGGCCGCTAACGGCATTGCCTGCCGGTCGCGTTGTGTCGTCTTCCGTGTGCAGGGCTTCGCAGCGGATGACGATCTGCGGGCGGTCCGGGTCCGCCCTGCCGTTAGCCATGAACGACAGGCGGACCGTCTCGCCAAAAGCGCCGCCAACCTTCCGGTCAACGGCAGCTTCCAGTTTTCGCCAGTCCACCATCTTACTGATGCAAGATGAGGTCGCCAGTCGCCGACGGATTGGCGGCGACGGCGGCGGCGTAACCAACCTTGGTGTTTGCGCCAGCATTATCGGCGGTGGTCAGCTTGGCACCGTCCCAATAAAGAAGTGCGCCTTCGGTCCATGCCTGCGCATTCGTTTTGGGCAGGGTAAAGACGCCTTCTCGGGCGATGTTAACGCGCTGGCCAGCCTTGGCGGAAAACTGCGCCACGCCGAACAGCTTGCCGACAAGAACGCCGTCGCCGGAATTGACATCGGCAGGCGCGGTGACTTCCACCGTATCGGCGGGGCCTCGATAATTTTTCATGGTGATCTTCCTTGCGATCAACGTGACGAAGAAAGGGAGAGCCGGACGGCTCCCCCAACGAAGTCAGGCAGGCGGCTTACGCTTGGCCGGGGTTGTGATAGCCGAAGCGGAAATCGGTTGCGCCGAAGTCGTGTTCCACCGACATGCTGAAACCCTGCGAGCCGAAAGGTTCGTCCATGCGCACGCGTGGAGCCTCGTAACCTTCGAGGTAACCCCAACGGTAATTGGAGCCGGTCGAAGGATCGGCGAAGAGGTCCCAGGAATTGTCCGCGATCTGCGACGTTTCCACCAGTTCGAACTTGCCGGAGAAAATATTGACCGTGGAAACCGTGGCGGGCGTGATGGAAGCCAGCAGCTTTTCCGCTTCGGTCAACTGATTCGGGCCGACCAGCATTATACGTGCCGGGTTCGCCAGCAACGGCTTGCCATCCAGCGATTTTTGCTGACCCATCGACTTGCGGCCTTCGCCGACGCTATCGACAGAAATGGCAGAACCAGCAGCAGCAAGGTTCTTATGGTCTGCATGGAAGACGGTTTTGCCGTCCGCCAGCTTGCCGTTATATGCGCCGGCATAGAAGGTGACTTCTTCGAACAGCGCTACCGACGCGCCGTAGCTCGTCAACAGTTCGGCGATGGCGCCGAGATCGTCATTGATGAGCATCGGGCGGCTGATATTCAGGGCGATGGCGTAGCTGAAAGCCTGCACGGCCTCTTTGCCCTCGCCGAACGAACCGAACCTGATTTTGCCGTTTTCCAGAATCTTTTCCAGCATCGGGAAATCGCCGGTCTTGACGATCGTATCCGGGCGGAAGTCGCGGAAGTTCTTCTTGCGGGCAAACCGCTTGAAGGTCGGCTGCGCCAGTGCATAGCGCTGTTCCAGCGTGCGGTTGACGGCACCTTCGAAGATGACGGGGAAATCCGAAGTCGAATGCGCGGCGCGGCTGAAAATGTTGTCGATATCGCGGGCATTCAGCATCCGGCGACCGTGGAAGTTCACGCAATCGGCGGCGATATCGACCAGACCTTGGCCCATATACTGGCGGGCTGCGGCGGACGGACCGGCCTGCGGGACCGGCGCGCCGAGACCGTAGGCGAGCGCTTCGACGCGGGCCGAACGGATGGTATCGGCTTCGTCGTTGCCGACCTGCACGCGAACGCGGCTGTCGGTCGGGGCGGTGCGCTCATTGGTCACCATGTGATCCAGCAGCAGGCCCCGGAAGCTGTCCAGCGAAGTGCCGGAGCGGATATGGTCACGCGCGAAGTCAGGGAAGCCCGCACGCGCTGCCAGATCATCGATAGTCGTCACGCGCTCGCGTTCGGCACGTTCCGCATTCTGCGCAACGGCCTGTGGCGTGGTGTTGACAGGCGTGGGAGCCGTACCCCCTCGTTCCGCAGTTTCGAGCGTTGCAATCCCGGCGCGGACGCCATCCAGTTCGGCAAGAATGTCCGCATGCTCTTTTTCGATGGCGCGGGCGGCTTCATCGGAAAGCCCTTCCACCAGTTCCTTGCGCTTGTTTTCGGCACGCGTCGTCAGGTCGGCGGCGGTCGCCCGCAACGCCAGCAGCGCCGGGCTGGCCTGATAGACATGATCCAGCATACCGCGCGTCTGCACGAATGCATCGTGACCGAGCAGCGAGGCCGCGTGGGAAGGGTCGGCGGAAAGAATGGTGAAGGCGAGACCGAAGCAGACGATTGCGGCGACGGTCGCGAAAACATATGCAGCCTTTTTCATGGCGTGCGGTTCCTTTTGTATTACCGGGCAGGACAAGCGCCGTCGCCCTGCATCCCCGGTGGAAGTCAGGCGGCGAACTGTGAAATTGGAATGAGTGTCAGGTGAAGCGGCGTTCGGCTTCGGCCATGCGCATGCGTGCGGCCCGAAGGTCGAGACATGACGCGGACTGGATAGAGAGCGGGAACGTGGCTTCGCTGGATCGGACCTGCGCGCCGGGATCGGCCGGTACGGTCACAAATGAAATCTCGTTTGGCGTCCAGCGCTCCACGAAAATCTTTTCGACCTCGCCTTTCTTGGCCGCTTCCTCCACCCGGATTTTATCGATGGAATACCCAACCGACACATTCTTGATGATCTTGTCAGAGACCAGCCCGAACATGCGGTCGGCGGCCAGATCAATTCCGGCCTTCGGGAAACGGATGGTCGCCCACCCTTCGGCTTTCTCGATCCACGCCCGTTCAACAACGGCGATCTGCGAGAACGTGGACCAACGGGAATGGCTGTCCAGAACCGGCGCACCCAAATTCATGCGCGTCAAGTCCAGCGCCCGTTCGCTGACGACAAGGATTTCATCGAACGGGACAGCCGTATCCCATCCGGTATAGCGCAGGCGGCGCACCGCAGCGCCGGTCGTGAAGACCAACGTAACGGTGCGTGCCTCCGCATCGATAGAACTGACATTAAGGTCTTGGCCGCGAACCTGCATCGGCAAGGAAGCGGGCGCTTTGCGCAATTCAAGTTTCGTCATCGTCGGGGTCCTTGTCGTCTTCCGACTTGTCGTCGGGCGGGTCGTCTGTTTCGTCCCGCTGCTGCGCTTGCCCGGCCTGAGACATCCGCCGTGGGTCGCTGTCGAGGACAAGCTTGCGCTTGTCGATTTTCTTGTTGTCCGACTGGATTTCATCCAACACGTCATCCGGGTTTTCGCCCATTTCGGCGATGACGCTGGACAGCGAGCGGAAGCCGGACCGCACTTCCTTGATGCGGGCGTTTACGTCTTTCAGCGGGTCGGCTGAATAGAAGCGCGGCGGCGACCATTCCACGGCAACCTTGGGCGAACTGATGATTCCGGCGAAGTACGCGGCTTCGCAGAACCAATCCCAAATAGGCTGCAGCAGCATCGGAATGATGATGAGCCATTGAACGGCGGAGATCGTCCGGCGAAATCCTTCCAGCCCGATCTTGCTGGACGAATAGTTCACTTTGTCCAATCGGCCCGACATGATGGCATAGGGGACGCGCCAACCCGCCGCGATGGTGTGCAGCATAGATGCCTTGTAAGGATCATAGCTGTCCGTCACTGCCGGTTGCGAAAACTCCATGCCCCGGCCACCAACAGCATTGTAGAACATACCGTGTTCGAATTTTTCGACGCGCCTGCCGTTCACATCATAGATGCCGGGTTTGGCCGGACTGTTATCCGCCATAGGCATGCCAAGCTGGTCGCCTTCGTCGCCGCCGGTCATCACGCCAACAAGGCAGGCTTCCAGCCGCTTGCGCGTCAATTCCGCTTGCTCGTAAGACGCCAGATCGTAGGTATCGGCCATCGCTGGCGTACCCCACGGCGCGCCCATTACCTGCGTCCGCTGCTTTTCGAAAGCGTGGGCAATGTCGGAGGCAGGAACCGGCTTCGAAACAATCGTGGACTTCGGGTCGAAGAAGCTATTGCCCGGATGCGAACCGAACATCCAGTAAGCACGCTTCCTGCCGATGGCATCAAATTCGATGCCTTGGATGATCTTGCCACCATCGGAAAGAACGCCTTCTTTGGTAGTGTCGATCAGGTCCGGTTCCAGCACCTGCAATTGCAACGGGACGGGCAGACCGTCTTCCAGCCTGCGACGGCGGCGGCGAACAAGGCCGTTCCCGCTTTCGAACATTTCGCGGGCCGTCAGGTTGACGATACCGTTGAAATCAAGATCGCCGTCCGCATCGCAAACCTTGCTCCACTCCGCAAAAAGCTTGTTGAGCTTCTTGTTTTTCGAGCGCGGAATAATGCCGTCGCCGATGGCATGGGTAACAAGCTCGTGGATCGCCTTGGCAGCATAAGGATTGTTGCGGGCGAGATCGCGCATGCGGTTGCGCAGGGTCCGACCGGCGCGCGCAATTTCAGCGTCCGCCGATGTTGATGGTGCACGCCTGCCGGATTTCAGGCGACTGGTTTCCGCGCCAGTGTAGTCGCGAAGAGCATTCATCGCGAAGCGGCTTTTCGCGCGCCGAAGGCCAGCTTCTGGCGAGAAATAACCAATGGTCCGGTCGAGAACGGTAGCGAGGCCCATCAGTCGAGCGCCGCGTAAATGGTGCGGGAGCCGCCCGACCGGGTGGATTTCAGGGCGGCAAGTGCCTCCCTCATGTCTTTGAGAGAGTGATATTCCACCTCGCGGCGCGTGCCGCCAGAGTGGAATATCACCTTTCGCGCGCCCATTGCGATTGCATCTTCAAGCGCAGCAATTTGATCGTCTGTAGTCGCCATTATGCAAGCCACTCCGGTTTCGCGATTTCTTGTGTGTAGGTTGCGACCGCCGGTTCCGGCGGTGTCGAAAGTTCGCCCTCGCGGTGCGCCCAATTGGCGTTGACCATCTGGCGAGCGGCAAAGGCGTAAACGGTGCAGTCAAGCGCCTCGTGGCGTCGGCCCGGTACCGGAACGAACTGGCGGCTTGGCTGGCCGCGCAGATAGCGGACTTCCATCTTTTCGCCCGCAAGCTGCTCGTACCAGACTTCCGGCAAGTCCTTCGAAAACCGGATGGACTTGGGCCGGGCCAGCCTGCCGAAAATGTGGCTCTTGATGCCGTCCACGCCGACGATGAAAAGGCGTCCGCCCTTCACGTTCGTTTTGGAGCGCTCAATCCATGGCCGGTTGCCCGCAGCACCCTTGATAGCCAGAACGCGGCGATTGAAGCGCGGGAACGCGAAGCGATAGACCGTTTCCATCGTCTCGCCGTCCGAACTATCGACGCAAACGGCATCAACCTTGATCTTGCC